TGGCACCTATCCGACTTTCACGATGAACACAGTCTACGATGGCGAGGATGGCCAGATCAGGTTGCACTATTCAGATGATGATGGCACGCTCATGTTTGCAAGCAAGCGCTGGAAAGCCTGGGACCCTGTTACGCTCAAGTTCACCGGGCGCACGCGGCTCACCATCTACGCGCCGGATCGCATCATGCGCTATGAGGATTCCACGCAGTCGCCGGACGGGTGGCGCTTGCTCACGCCGGAGGAGACCGGCGCGCCCAACCCGCAGCCGTGGGTGGATATCGATGGCGCGCCACTGGGCATCCCGGTGATCGTGTTCGAGAATCCGGGCGGATCGGAACTGGATGACGTGCTTATGCCACAGAAGGCGATGAATAAATCGCTCACGAGCCTCCTGAGCACGCAGGACGTGCACGGATTCCCGCTGCTGGGCCTGGTGGGGTACTCGAATGCACTCCCGGATTCCGATGGGAAGCAACCGAAATTGCGCGTCGCGCCCGGCGAGGCAATCAAGGTGCCTGCCGGCGGCAACATCCTGCGCGTGCCGGGCGTTGACCTGGCGCCTATGTTTGAGACGGGGGTTATGGGCTGGATGCAGCTCGTGACCATCATCAAGGGCTGGCCGCTCTACCTGTGGGCGCGCGGCGAGCCGCCGTCGGGCGAGTCATTGAAGGTGATGGAAAGTTCGCTCGTCTCGCAGGTGAAGCGCAAGCATCACAGCTTCGGGGACGCATGGGCGCAGGGTTTTGAGATGGGGCGCAAGCTGCATCAGCTCTATCAGGGTCAGCTCGTCGAGGGCGAGGCCTCGACGGTGTGGGCAGATCCCGAAACGCATCAGGACCTGACGCGCTGGCAGGCGCTGCAAACGAAATGGGACGCGGCATTGGTCCCGACGCCACAGCGCTGGCGCGAGGCCGGCTATACGGAAGAGCAGATTCAGCAGATGAACGCCGAAGCGCAGGCGGAGCAGGACCAGGCCACACAGCGGGCAGTGGCCAATGCGCTCATGAGCCAGCGTACGCAGGGCGCGGACGTAGTGGCAACCAATGGCTGATCTATCCCCTCTCCTTACGGCATCTGAAGCCTTCCTGCGCGATCTGGACGCGCAAGGAGATGCGGCTACGCGCCTGATGCTCAAACATTATGATCCTGTCCAGCGCCGGCTGTTGGAATCACTCGACAAGCTGCAAGCGCAGATCGGCGAGCTGGAGAGCCCGACCAAAGCCCAGCTTTATCGCCTGGATCGCTACCAATCCCTTCTGCAGCAGGTGAATACCGAAATGGGGCGCATGGGGCAACTGTTGGGGGACCAGCTGCCCGGGCTAACAGACGATGCCGGGCAGGTCGGCATGCAGGCTGCTGAGGAACTGGTGCGCCTGCAAGCCAATAGCGCCGGCATCGCGGCGGCGTTCAATAAGATGAGCGTGGCGAATGTGCAGCGCGCCGTGTCGTTTGTGTCACCGGAGTCACCGCTGACGCAGATGCTGGTGGGGCGCTATGGCGAGAGCTGGGCGGAGGTGATCGCGTCGCAGTATGTGACCGGCGTCGCCCTGGGGCAGAGCCCGCGCGTGGTAATCCGTAACCTGAAGCAAACGGTGACGGTGGCCGGCCCGGCAGATCTGGACCGCATCATCCGCACTGCGCAGATCTGGACGTACCGGCAGACCAACCATGTCGCCTGGCAGCGGAGTGGGGTAGTGGCCGGGTGGATCTGGTCGGCGACCCTGGATACCACGACCTGCGGGAGCTGCTGGGCCATGAACGGCACGAAGCACGACGTGAGCGAGACGCTGGATGATCACCATCGCGGCCGGTGCGCGCCCATCCCGCAGGTGGTATCGTCGTCAGACTACCAGGTTGAGCCGCTGGATATTCCGAGTGGTGAGGAGGTATTCTCGCGCTATTCGCGGGGCCAGCAGGAATCCATTGCGAAAGCCGGCGGGTGGCTGCCACAATACCGCGCCTGGCAGGATGGGGCGATGGCGTTTAGCGACATGACGCGGGTGCAGACGGATTCGATCTATGGCGATATGCGGTCATTGAGGCCGCTGGTGTCTATTTTAGGGAGTGACGCTGAGCAGTATTATTCGTGATTGACGGCATAGACCATTCGTTCTAGAATGGCTGCAATTCAATAGCAAGCCGATCTCGTTTGAGCGGCGATTCTCACCAAGAGAGTCGCCGCTTTTTTGTTGCCCCCAGGTGGGGCGAGGATCCAATGCCAGAAGACGTAACGCCCCAGGCGGGCACCACACAGGCCCAGGCGGCCACAACCGAAACCGCAGCCACCCAGGCGGCGACTGCAAATACTCAGCAGACGGCGACTGCTGAACAGGCGAAGACGACGCCGGCGATAACACTCGATGCCGCGGTCAAGGAGCTCGAAGAGGCTCGTAAAGAGGCGGCGAAATATCGCAAACAGGTTCGAGCGGCGGAAGAGGAAAAGGAATCCGCGGCCGCGAATGCGCTGAAGGAGCAAGGCAAATTCAAGGAGCTATACGAGAAGACCCAGGCGGAGGTGGACCGTTTGCAGGGCGAGGTCACCAGGCGTGACCGTGCCGAGCTGCAACGCACCGTCGCCAAGCGGGTTGGGCTCCCTGATTCGTTTGCCAAGCGCATCTCCGGCGAGACGGAAGCGGAGATGGAGGCCGATGCCAGGGATATGGCCGCAGGCCTGCCGGCGCAGCACAAACCCGCTGTCAACAATGACGCCTCTTCTGGTGCCGGCGGCGCCGGGGCCCCCGTTTCGTATGGCGGCCTCACGCTCGATCAGGTAGCGAAGAAATACGGAGTTCGACTCCCGAAGGAGTAATGACATGGCGATTGCAGTGCAATCGACTGAGCGATATGTGAAGCCCTTGGAGGGCGCCGTTATCCGGCGCTTCACTGTGGGCACCGGTGGCGTGGTGGCCGGCGAGATCGTGGCGCAGGGCACCGATGGCGTGGTGTTGTGCGACGGTTCGGCTTCGAACGCAGTGCCTCCCCTGGGCGTTGCGATCCAGACGCGCGATGCCGCGGCTCAGGTGGACGTCGTGACGCACGGCGCGATCAATTGCCTGACCGGCGCTGCGGAGGGCAGCGAGGTGTATCCGACCGACGGAACTGCCGGCGCGCCGACGCACACCAAGTCGACGAAGAAATGGTCTGTTGGCGTAGCGGAATCGGCTACGGTGGTGTTCGTCCGCCCGATCTACGTCGCGTAGGTCATTCAAATCTTTTAAGGAGGAATGACTCGATATGGCTCTTATAGGTGGACGTGACACGCGAGACATCACCCTGCTGACGGGTGTCGATCTCACTGAACTGCGCAAGTTCCAGTTGCAGGATGGTACGACGTTCGACACCATCGCCGGGCAATTGACTGGCGCGCTCGCTGCATTGAACGCCGAGATCAACTCGGATGGGTTGTACTCGGGGTTGTGGTACGTGACGGATCAGATCGAGGTGTCCTATCGCATGGGCTCTTCGGCGGACTTCGAAGACCACACCGAATACAGCCGGCCTGATCCCTCGCGCGGGGAGACCGACGGGCACATGCTCCCGATCTTCCAGAAAGACTTTTCGCTGCGCTGGACGTACGACTACATGCAGAAGGAGGCGATGTCGATGGGGCGCATCGATGCGGACATCCAGAACGTCATCGATGCCGCGCGCAAGCTCATCCGCAAGACGGTGCTCAACCGTTTGCTCAAGCGCACCGACGATTCTGGCGCCGCGCTCGGCCTGGGCAGCGGCGGCTACTCGCCGGGCTTCGCGACAACGGCGGCTCAGACCGCTGTCGACTTCACCCCGCCGGAGTTTGGTGGCAATACGTTCGCTTCGACGCATGAGCACTACACCGCTTCTGCGACGTCGATCACTTCGGCTATGTGCGTGACCATGATGAAGAACCTGCGCGAGCACGGCCATGATGGCCCGTACGATCTGATCGTCAGCGAGACCGACGAAGCGACCGTGCGCGCCTTCACGGATTTCGTGGCTGCTACCGATCCGCTGGTGACAGGCATCGCGTCGACGTCGTTCGCGACGTCGGTGGGCGGCGATTACATCGGTTACCTGAAGGATTCCAAAGCGCGTGTGCGCGTGGTGAAGGGATGGCCGGCCTCGTACATGTTCATATACAAGACCTACGGCACCAACTCCCTGCGCAACCCGCTGCGCTTGCGGGTGCCCAAGGGGAGCACGTTGCTGGCCTTCCGCGCGGCTCCTGATCCGTCTGCCGGTGCGCCATCGCCTGCTGCACCGCTCTCGACGCTGATCGTGTTCTCTGAGCTGGGCTGCGGCGTAGGGGATCGCACGAATGGTGCGTGCAACTATTCATCCGCGTCCTGGGCGAATGGCAGCGCGAGCTAGTTTGTAGCGTGAGGGGAATCGTGGCGGCGTGCTCCTGGCGCCGCCACCTCAAAACCATGTTTACGAGCAATCTCTCCACTTCCATCGGCCAGGTGCGTTATCGCATCGGTGACGACACCCAGGATGCCGGCGTGCTCCCCAACGGCGCCAACTTCAGTGACGAACAAATCCAATTCGAGCTGGATGCCGTCGGCCAGAGTGTCCCCGGCGCATGCGCGCGGCTGTGCGCCAATCTGGCGCGCCGCTGGAGCACGTTGCCGCAGTCCTTCACGGCAGATGGTCTCTCAATCAATCGCGGCGACATGGTTGCCAAGTGGAACGGGATGAAGGCGGACTTCGAAAACGAGGCTGGCGGCGGCGCGACGTTTGGCACGATCACGCTGGACCGGCAGGATGCCTATAGCGTGTATTGGGGTCAGAGCGGGAACGAGCTCACAAGAGACGAATAACATCATGAAGCTTCTTATTCACGGACAGGCACTGTGGGGCAAGAGCGCGTATGCGCATCAGATCAGAATGCTGATCGACATGCTCTGCGCAGCAGGTCACACCGTCGGGCAGGCCTGCACGTTTGGCTTTGCGGGGCGCAAAATCATGCTCGGCAACGTCACGCTGTACCCGATCCTCAATGACGTGCACGGCCAGGACGTCATCAATGCGCATGCGATCAACTTTGGCGCGGATTACGTAATTAGCCTGGGCGACGTGTTCATGTTTGACCCGGCGATTTGGAATAAATTCAAGTGGATCGCCTGGGCGACGGTCGACAGCGCGCCGCTGTGGCCGGGCATTCGCGAGGCATTGAAGAGCGCCTATATTCCTGTGGCCTATTCCGAGTATGGCCGGCGCATTATGCTGCAGGAGGGGTTTGACCGTGCGCAGTACATCCCCCTGGCGTTCGGTCCGGAGGTGTATTACCCGATGCCGCGCACCGAAGCGCGCGAGAGCTGCCAGATCCCGCAGGATCGTTTCGTCGTTGGGCTGGTGCAGGCCAACCGGCAGCGCGATAACCGCAAGAACTTCTATGACCAGTTGATCGCTTTCCGGCTCTTCCAGAAACAGCACCCTGATGCATTCCTGTACCTGCACACCTGCATGAGCGCGTACCGCAATGGATTCGACCTGACCGCGCTGTGCAATGAACTCGGGATGATTGAGGGACGCGACTACGCCGCGACCGACGAATACATCGAGACCACCATCGGCTCGACAGATGAGCATATGCGCGCGCTCTACAACTCCTTCGACGTACTGCTCCAGGCTACGAAGGCCGAAGGGTTTGGCATGCCGGCACTGGAGGCCAGTGCGTGCCGCGTGCCGGTGGTCTACACCGACTACGCCGCGCTGCCCGAAGCGGTGCATTACGGGTATCGCGTGACGGGCGACTTAGAGTGGCAGCCGGCGGGTAGCTGGTATATGCGGCCCCACGTAGCCAGTATCGTCGAGGCGTTGAATCGCGCCTACGATCTACAACCCTACGACCTTAACCGCGGTGAGCCGACGAAGTATCGCAATGACATGGTGATCGATTCGCATTGGAAGCCGTTCCTAGAAACACTCGCGGAAAGGCTGGAGGTGAAGGCGTGAAATTTAGAAAGAAGCCAATAGAGATCGAGGCTGTGCAATTCGACGACGTGCCAGCACATGATCCGCCTGGTGTATTCCGCAGACCGGAAGACGGAACACCTTATGTGGTGACGATTCATAGTCAGCGTTGCTACATTTCTCCAGGGGACTGGATTATCCCAGAACCAGATGGCATTCATTATTACCCCTGCAGGCCCGACATCTTCGAAAAGACCTATGAGCCAGTAGAGGTGACGGCGTGACACTTGGGGCATTCGTCGTGGTGCGTGATGGCGCGCGGATGATCACGCCGGTTGTTACTTGCCTGCAGCAATTCGCTGACCAGGTGCTGGTAATCGTCGATAACGCCAGCGTCGACGACACGCTGAGTGTGGCTGAGGAGGCCGGCGCCAGGACGCTGAACATGGCGGTGGGAGGTAGCTACGAACATGCGCTGAACGTGGCCGTGGACACGCTCAATACCGACTGGGTGTTCTATCTCCACGATGACGAACTGGTTAACCGAACCTTCATCGACCGGCTGCCGCGCATGATGAACGAGGAACGCGCCTGGAAGTTCCCGCATTACAACCTGTGGCCGGACGCGCGTCACTACATCAGCAGCTCGCCCCATTACCTGGACGCACAGCTGCGGCTCATCCCGCGCGCGATGTGGATTGCCAACAGCGGCTGGCCGGAGCACGTGCATGCCTCGCCGGCCTGGCCGACGCTGATCTCCACGTGCCATATCTGGCACTATAAGTTCCTGTTGAAGTCCCAGTTTATGCGCGCCCAGCGCCTGGCCACGTGGAGCACGATGTATCCGCCGGCTGCCAACGCGCACTACCGCGCATTCAGCATCGTCGAAGACCTGGATGTGACGACGGAGCCCGTTCCAGAGCCGGCGCCGCGCCAGGAGGCCGGCTATGGCCTTGCTGACTGATGCCGAACTGGCCCACCTGCGGATGGTGCAGGAAGGCGCGATGCCGGATACCTGCACGTTGCGCTCCGTGACCGTTACAAACGACGGCTCGGGCGGGTGGTGCGAAGGAACGTCGGACGTCGCAGAGGTGCCCTGCCGGTTTTCTTTCCAGTCGGGCAGCGAGCGCATCGCCGGGCAGCAGCAGGCCGGCGAGCGCACGTATGTGATTAGTGTGCCGGTGCGCTATGCGCTTACGCCGAAGATGCGCGTTATCAAAGACGGGTCCACCTACGAGGTGGTTGCCGTGAATGAGAATGCGTCGCTCATGACGACCAAGCGCGCAACGCTGATGAGGTTGGGATGATGGCAAATGAAGCACAGGCGGATATCAAGCTCGACACCCGCGCGCTCGACCGGCTGATGGGCGCGATCCCGGCGCGCGCCGGGATGATCCTCGACCAGGGTGCCACGGAGATTCAGGCCGCGGCCATCGTCAACACGAAGCGCGTGGATACGGGGGCGATGAAGAATGGCTGGCGCGTGGAAAGCCCGGAGCAATTCAAGCGTGTGATTTTCAACACACAGGAATACGCGATCTATCACGAGATGGGCACGGTCTATATCCCCGCCATGCCGATGTTGACGCCGGCGGTGGAGGCCTATCGCCAAAAGATCGAAACGGC